TAAAAGAACAGGTAGAGTACAAAAAGTTAATTTTGGTCAGAAAGGTATGAGTATAGGCAGAAACGACCCAGCTAGACGTAGAAGTTTTATGGCAAGGTTCAGACCAATATTAGCAAAAGTTCGTGGTCAAAAGTCGCTGTCTCCGAGTTTTTGGGCGATTCGAACTTGGCAAAAAGGATTTAAATTATGAAGAAGATTAGAAAGATTCTAAAGAAGATATACAAATGGATATTAAAAGGTTATGGCACTTAAAATAGGAGAAGAACAACAAGTACAAATGCCAATGAAAACAGTTGCTAGTTTAATTAGTATCTGTGTGATTGGTGCGTGGTTTGCTTTTGGTGTTATTGAAAGATTAAATAAATTAGAAACTAAAAGCCAGCTTGTAGAAAAAGATTTAGAAGCGGCTAATGAATTTATTATAGGAGTTCCGAAAGGCAAGATGGTATCTCCACAGATACAAGAATTATTTATGCTTGTAGAGGAATTATATAAGACAGTGGAGAAGTTAGAAAAGAACCAAGAAATGAATATGACAAACAAAGTTAATATTGAGTTCATTGCTAAACAACTTGAAAAAGCTATGTCTGATATAGAAAAGTTAAAAGATAAACAAAGAGATTTTGCAAATGGAAAGAGTCACTAAAAAGATTATTAAATATACACAGCAAAAGTGGGAAGATACCAAAGCAATGAATATGTTTAAAATGTTAAGAAAAGAAGTTGAGATAGGTGCAAATGGAACTCAAAAATATACTGTTAAAGAGGGTAAGAACAAAGGTAAAATATTATGATCGAAGCTGTTGTAGGACTACTAATGTTTATTAACGGAGAGATTAAGGAAGCAAGAATACAAGAGTCTATGGCTACTTGCTTAAAACATAAGAGACAAGCTGAAAGACAATTTAACGAATCTGTATCTTACAAATGTTGGAGTGGAACGGCAGAGTTAGAAACAAATGTAGATGGTTCAAAATCAATTAAGAAAATTATATTAGAATGAAAAAGATGATAGATTTTATATTAAGAAAGATAGAGCATATAGCTTCAAGAATATCAGCGTGGATATGGAAAATACGGGTAAATAGATTATTCTATAAAAAGAAAAGAAAGTGAAGTTCATATTAGTTTTACAAATATGTTCTGCTGTTTATCAACAATGCTCTGAACCATATCCCAATTTTGAACCCTATAATACGTTTTATGATTGTGCTACTGCTGGATATTTAAACGCAATTACGATAAACCAAGAACTAGGAAAGCAAGAAATTATCAAAGGCAAGATAATGGTAAGCTTTAAATGTAAGCAGATAACATCTAGTTAAAATGAAAATCAAACTAACAAAACCTCAATACGAAGTTAGTTCGTGTGATAAAAGATTTAGAGTGTTAATATCAGGCAGAAGATTCGGTAAGACTTATCTATGTATTACTGAGATGATGAAATACGCATCAAAACCTAATCAGCAAATATGGTATGTAGCACCAACTTTTAAAATGGCTAAAGAGATATGTTGGTCTAATTTAAAAGAAATGCTTAATCAATTTAATTGGATTGAGGATATAAACGAAACAACTCTTACAATTAGAATCAGAAAAACAAACAGCACAATATCACTAAAAGGTGCTGATAATTATGATGCCTTACGAGGAACAGGATTAAACTTTTTAATACTTGATGAGTTTGCAGATATAGACAAAAGAACTTGGTTTGAAGTATTACGAGCATCAGTATCAGATACTTTAGGCAATGTGATGATGTGTGGAACACCTAAAGGTTATGGTAATTGGTCTTATGAAATGTATCTTAAAGGCAAGCAAGACGATCAATGGGCTAGTTTTCAATATACGACTATTCAAGGTGGTATGGTTTCTAAAGAAGAAATAGAACAAGCTAAACAAGACATAGATATTAGAACATTTAGACAAGAGTTTGAGGGAACTTTTGAGAATTATGCTGGTGCTGTTTATTATAACTTCCACCCCGTAGATTCAGTAATAGATAAGAAAATAGATTGGTCTAAACCTTTTCATTTAGGAATGGACTTTAATGTTGATCCAATGTCAGCTTGTGTAGCACAAATAGAAAAAGATAAGATTTATGTCGTAGATGAGATAGTAATTTATTCAAGTAATACTGATGAAATGTGCCAAGAGATAAGAGATAGATATGGTTCTAAAGCACAGATATTTGTATATCCTGACCCAGCTTCTAAACAACGTAAAACTTCTGCGGGTGGTAGAACTGATTTATCTATATTGCAGAATGCTGGTTTCAAAGTAAAAGTTAAACACAAGCACCCGTCAATTAGAGATAGAGTTAATGCTGTAAATTCTAAACTTAAAGATTCAAAAGGTCATAGACATATTTTCGTTTCAAAATCTTGTAAAACAATGATAAAAGGATTACAAAGACAAATATACAAGGAAAACACAAATATTCCTGACAAAGAACAAGGTTTTGACCATATGAATGATGCTTTAGGATACTTAATTGATTTTATCAAACCTCTTACTAGCAATGTTTCATTTTCCAAACCGACAAGATGGGCAATTAAGTAATGGCATATAACAGAGATTCAGCATTAGAAGTTCACAAAGACTATAAAGAAACAGTTACTAATTGGGAATATTATATACGATCTTATAATGGTGGTTACGATTATACATTAGGTCAATACTTAAATAGATATAATTTAGAATTAGATAACGAGTTCAATCAAAGATTAGCAAACACACCTTGCGATAATCATTGCAGAAACGTAATACAAATCTATTCATCATTTTTATTTAGAGTTAAACCATCAAGAAACTTTGAAAGTTTAGCAGAAGAACAAAGTTTAGAATCATTTTTAAAAGACGCTGACTTAGAGGGTAACAGTTTTAACTCAGTAATTAAACAGGCACAAAACTATTCATCTATTTATGGTCATTGTTTTATGATCTTAGATAAACCAAATATTCAAACAAGCACTAGAGCAGAAGAACTACAACAAGATATTAGACCTTATGTATCTATTGTGACTCCTGAAAATGTTTTAGATTGGAATTTTAAAAGACAACCAAACGGAAAGTATGAGTTAGATTATTTAAAAATAAGAGAGGAAGTTGATAAAGATAATGGAACATATATGAGGGTTTGGTATCCTGACAGGATTGATACAGTTTATATGCCTGAAAGAGAAGAACCTGTTGTAATAGATACTGCCGATAATCTGATTGGCAAAATACCAGCAGTTATTTTATACAATTCCAAAAGTCACAAAAGAGGGATTGGTCAATCAGACCTTACCGATATAGCTGATTTACAAAAAGCTATTTACAATGAATATTCAGAGATAGAACAATTAATAAGATTATCAAACCACCCATCATTAGTTAAGACTCCAAGTGTTAATGCAAGTGCTGGTGCTGGTGCAATAATAGAAATGCCTGAAGAAATAGAGCCAAACTTAAAACCATACTTACTTCAACCTAATGGTTCTAATCTAAACTCAATAATGACATCAATAGAAAACAAAGTTAATTCAATAAACAGAATAGCCCATATTGGTGCAGTAAGAACTACAAAGACACAAGTAAGTTCAGGTATAGCTTTGCAAACAGAATTTGAATTATTAAATGCTAGACTATCTGAAAAAGCAGACAACTTAGAAATAGCAGAAGAACAATTATTTAGATTATACGCAAAGTTCCAAAACGTAGAATTTGATGGAGAGATTAATTACCCTGACTCATTTAACATTAGAGATTATGCAAGTGATCTTATGTTCTTCCAACAAGCTAAAGCATCAGGTGTCGAATCAGTTACACTTATGAAAGAGATAGATAAAGAAATAGCAAGAGCAGTAGTTGATGATGATGAGAAACTAAACCAAATCTTTGATGAGATAGATACTAAACCTGAAGTGGGTTCTTTTACACAAGATGAGCCACAGCAAGAAGATCAAGAGGTTGAAGAAGAAACAATCTAACATTGGAATATACTAGGTCGGGTTATTATTTACTTAGTTTGGAAAGCTATAAAAAGTTCCATCTCCCTTATCTTTTATTTCATCAGAAATAATTAAAGGTTTAGTTGGTAACTCACTAGCTTTTTGTCCTGTACGAAAATTTGGGTGTAAAGACCAATCAAATTTATCAATAGATATTTTTGATAAGATCAATTCCAAATCTTCGATTCTATTAGGAAGTCTTTTTAGTTGAGATTTTAACTCATCTAATTTCTTCCTAACTTTTTCTTTTCTGAAGTTCAAAGCTGTCTCAATTATAAATGATTTATCTTTATCAAAATAATTTGGAAAAGTTTGAATCCATTGTTTCTTTATTTGTGTTTTGTTACTGTTTAAAGAACCAATCTCTTGCTTCATATACACATAAAAAATATTATGTTTTCTAGTGTATTGATAACCATAAAGTTTTATTCTAAAAACTTTTCTGTAACTAAAAGACCAAAAAGTTTTTGGTCTTTGCCAAACTTCATAACGTTTGGATATGCTAAATGTACTCATCATTTTCTCCTATGTTATGACCTAATATATTCACAATGTTAAAAAGCTAATAAAAAGATTTTAAACTTTTTATACTACATTATACCACACCCACTTTTTCAAAATGCTCTAAAAGTGAGCAAAGTGAATTAAGGCAAAAAATAAGTGTTGTAGCAGTAGGCGAAAAAAAGTTAAAAAAAAGCTTTTTTGAGTTTTCGAGTTTTTTATGATAGATACAAAAAATGGCAGATATAGTTCAAAAAAGTACAGAATATCGAATCAAACAAATCGAACTTGCAGAAGCTAAATACTACAAAACTTTGACTTCAACATTAGATCGGATTGAAAGAGAAGTAGTATCATTAGCTAATAAAGATTTACCAACACAAGATGGTAAGCTTATTGAATTACAAGCGGCAATAGCTATCAGACCAAAGATAAAACAAATCATTGATGCTGAATATTTACCTTTTGCAGATCAAGTAGTTAGAGAGGGATTTAACAAACAAGCTAAGAGAGTTGAGAAAGCATTTAAAACATTAGAATCAACATTACCTAGAGGTCGTATTCCAAAAGAATTTGTAGAACTTACAAAAGGAGATTTAGCTTTAGTGCAAAATTTAAAACAACAATATTACACACAATTCAAAGACGTATCAAATACTTTTACAAGAAGATTGTCAGAAAAGGTTTATCAAAATACTTTAGTTGGTTCTGAATTTACAGTTTTAGAAAAAGAATTAAGACAAACTGTTAATGGTATTTATGCTAGTTCAGATGATGCAGAAGCGAATCGTTTAGTAAAATTTATTAATAATAATAAAAACAAAAAGTCTATGCAATCAAGAGTTGATAAAGCAGTTCAAACATTACAAACTAAATTTGCTAGAGATCGTGCTGGTGAGAATATGAAAAGATATGCTGGTCAGATATTAAACGACTCTTTACGTGATTTTGATGCTACTTTAAACTTTAATAAGTCAAAAGATGCTGGTCTTACATTTGTTAAATATTATGGTGATGTAATACCTACAACACGAGAGATTTGCAGAAATCTTGTAAATGGTGTAATAAAATCAAAGAGAAGTGATGGTCTTTTTACGATTGATGAAGTTAGACAAATATGGTCGTCAAGAAGCTGGTCAGGGAAAAAGTCGGGAAATCCTTTAGTAGTTCGAGGTGGTTATAATTGTCGTCATCAATGGAGTTACGTCAATCCTGATTGGTATGATAGTAGCGGTGAACTAATAATA